GACTACTTCTATGTTTAATTTGCCGGTTTCTGTCAAGGTCGTCCTTGACGAGGCAAAGCCGATACCTTGACAGAAACCAGTAAATTAAGCTACAAATGCCTAAATTCTAACTTCCACTTATAAATGTGTAAGACTAAAATCTACCAATTTTTGCATTTTTCAAAGTGGAAATAAACTTTTCACTTCAGCATAATTTATAAATTACCACGGTCTTTGGAAGACTTTTACTTCACCATCAGACAAAGATTGCGCATACACCGCCAGCATAGCCATTCCGTCGGGTACGTCGTCGTGCTTGTTCTTGCCAGTCATTGTGTAAGAGCAGAGGAAATTCATCATCTTGCCGTAATCGCTATTCGGTTTATACAGGCTCTTGTCCTTGAACAGACAATGCTCCTTGACCCACGAACTGTTCACAATGATTTTGGTTTCCTTGTTAGCCGTCGTGAACTTCGTCGTGATATGGGTAACGCAGCCTTTTGCCTTGACCTCGCTCTGTACCTTTTCGGCAATGCGCCCACCAGCGGAATTACTCTCGAAACGGCACATTTTGACCTTGTTCCGCACCAAAATCTCCACCAGCCGAGCATCCACAATATTCGGCAGACCGTTATCACACACGCAATCGTCAATGTAATAATCCTGCCCGTATACATACGCCACGGGGAGGAAAGCGTAGTCAGAGCCTTTGTCCTTGGTGTCGCACACACCGATAACAGCGTCGGTTTCTCCCAGAGGAAGCTCAAAGTACCGCCGCAATTCGTCCTCGTTATAGACAAGCCCCTCACGCTCGATAGGCTCATTCATGTACAAAGCTCGCCAGTTTGCGTCGTCCATAATATCCCTCTGCTCATGGTAGAACTCCGTCGAGAATCCCACGCCGTAGGGATAATTGAAATTGCTCTCGTCCTTATCGTTGAGAGCGGAGATAGTGATAAACCTTGCCCTATCACTGTCGCCGTATTCCTGCTCAAGCCGCCCGATTACATCATGCACAGACCAGCGTGTAGCAATGTGAAGCTCTTTACACACGTTGCCGATTTTACGCTGTCTCAAGTCCGTCGTATAGGTTTCCCACAGCTTGTCAAGACGCTCTTTCGACAGAGCTACCTCAATGCCACTTACAAGGTCGTCACAATAAAGCAGAGTAGCGGCACGGTACAGACCAGCGTTGCCAGTACCGATTGACGTAAATTCCAGCGTCTCAAAACGCTTTCTCCTGCCGAGGTCGATACGACAATCCTTTGCGTTGGTATTCACCACGTTCACCAGAGGGAACACGTCATGCCAGAGATATTCGCCGTCTGGTTGCAGAATCCGCAAGCACTCGTCGTACACGCCCCGTATGAAACTGTTCGAGTGAGAGCCTGTCAGCATGGGCTTATCGGGGACACGCCCACCAAGCCATGTGAGGTAGAAAATCGCCAATGTCGTCTTACCACAGCCCGGAGGTAAACTGATAGCCAGCAAGTCCAGCTCGTCGTCAGCGAGAGCCTGTAAAGCGTCCACAACCTGTTTTAGAATCGCCCGTCTGGGTGGATAGAACTTTTTCTGCGGCTCTCTGTCCCATTCCACATAGAGCAGATAGCTTTCAAAATCCAGCGGTGCAAGCGTCAGCAGAGTTCTCTTGTGCAAATTCCAGAATTTATGAATATCGCTGTCGTCCAGCGTAGGGATAACCTGTTCGCATTTTGCGGAGAGCTTTTTGAGATAAGACAGACCGAGTTTCTTTGTGTCCTCTGATTGCAGAGCTTCTTTCGCCATGTGGTATAAATCCTCGTAGGCTTGAAACTCCCTGTCAACCTGTTTCCAGATTGCTTCTAACAATTCCTGCATATAATAACCTCCAAAAGAAAAGGTGCGCTACCGTTCGGGATTTACCCGTGCGATAACGCACCTTTTCTTGTTTATTTTTTCTTTATGAGTTCCCACAAAATAGCAATGGGGAGTATTAACAATACAATCAACCACATAATATCAATCCTCTATTGGCTGACTATCTATAATCATTTGTAATTTTGTCAATAACTGTTTCCACTGCTTCGATAATTTATATAACTCGCATTGCCAACCTTGACCGTCTTTTTGAAATATTTGTAAAATAAACCCGTTATTGCGTTCAGTAAATACTGTATTAGATACCGAGCCGGCTGTTGCACCGCCTATTATTGCACCCACTCCGCCACCAAGCAGTCCTCCGACAATGCTTCGTGAAGCAACTCCTTTTCGTTTTGTAATCGTATGAGCAGCGGTTGTTTTTCTATCTAGCAAGCATACATGAGATATATCATCATATCTGATAATTCTGTCGCAAAATCTCATAACACGGTTATCATCACTGAACATAATCTTAGCATTTGGGTCGTATTCGCTCTTTCTCCAACCCTCTGTCCCAAAAATCTGACAACTCTCAAAAAGGAGAGCATTATCAAGTTCTCGCTTAACCATATCTATTTCATATAAGTCTGGTTTACGTTTGCTTTGGAGCTTATCAAGTTTATTGCGAAGACGCTTTATTTCAGATTTGTTATCATAATTATCATATCTGCCCATTGTTATACCTCCCTCTTAACGTATGTTAATTCAATGTCATACCCAAGTGCTTCCAGTATGTCTACAAACGTCCTGTTGATAATACCGTCCTTTTTCTTTATGACACGGTTTACATACTGACCTGTTGAATTGATTTTCTCACCGACCTGCTGTTGGGTCAGCCCTGCTTCCAGACACTTAACCTTTACGTCAACCTCAATATTGTTCAGTACCATTTCAAATCCTCCTTTCGTTGTATTATAACACGATTAGGATTGTTTTGCAATCATTTTGTACCACTTACTTCTGCTGATACCGAGCTGTTCACAACATTGCTTCACCGTGAGCTTACCGTCTTTTTGTAATTTTCGGAATTTTTCAAGTTCCTGCGGCGGTACATCTTTTACGGGTCTGCCGTCTACACGAATACCTTTACTACGGGCAATCGCTTTCCCCTCCTGTGTCCGCTGAACAATCATATCCCGTTCAAATTCGGCAAACGCCAGAAAAACATTGCGAATAAGCCGCCCTGTCGGGGTGTTATCCAAAACTCCCAAATTCAGAATGTGAATGGTTATACCTCGTTTTATCAGAGCTTCAATGAGGTCAATCCCCTGTGACGCACTACGGGCGAAACGGTCTAACTTCGTAACAATCAGCGTATCACCGTCTTGCAGGACTTCTTTCAGCTTGTCAAATTCCGGTCGGTCTATCTTCGTACCCGTGAAAGAATCACAATAAATTTTCTCCGCACCAGCTTCTAAAAGGGCGTTAATCTGCCCCTCAAGACTGTTGCCGTCACGGGCTTGTCCTTTGGTAGAAACTCTCGCATACCCGTAAATCATAATGCCGCCCGTTTCCGAGCCATTTCGTTATACCAGCTCATATATTCGTCAAAAGCCTTATGATACCCGTAGGAATCTTCACCCCAGATACAGCGCAATTCCATAATATATTCCTCATGGGAAATCTTGTTGCGCCGCAAGTCCAGAAGAATGGTTTGCTCTTGACGGCTTGCACGGATTCTCTTTTTACCGTCTACGGAACGCTTTACCTTTTCGTCAAGAAGTTGGGCGAGGGCTTCGTCAGACATAAGAGAGAAGTAACCCTTGGTGAGAACTTCCTCTGCCATATCATAAAGAGCGTCCATAATCATATCCGCTTTCGGTTGCTTCGACCAACGGCAGATTTCAAAGACACCTTTTAGGTTGTATAAAATCGCTTCTTGTCTCCCAGAGGGGGTATCAATTTGATACCCCCTTGAATACTTGTCGAGCCTTTCTTTATGTCGAAAATGGATAACCTTAATGGACTGGTTGGGATGTTCGTATTCAAGAGCAGAACCTATCTGTTCCCTTGTAAAATAGGGCGTTTTACCGTCTAAATAACCGTCCACAAGCACGTTGTTTACGGGTTTGGTTTCAATCAGTTTGAGCATGATGTCCTCCTTATCATTCTTATTCTGACTGTAGTTAAAGTAGTTGAAAATCGGTTTTTGCGTGTAACTTCCTCTTAGTACGCGCGTATATAGCAAAAGTTATACGGAAAAAGCCGTTTTTAACTACTTTAACTACAAACGTCTGTTCGGTTTACACTCCGACCGACCACACATTTTCCTTGTTTTGACTGTTCTTGTCCTTGACAATCACCTCAAAACCCATAGCGTTTAAGAGCTTCACAAAATTGTCTACCCGTAAACTCTTACTTCTCAACATTTCACTGACGTTGGTTTGTCTTTTCAGTCCTGCGGCTTCTGCCAGCATTTTTTGTGTGTAACCTCGTGCTTTCATAGCTTCTACGAGGATTTCTTTTTCTGTCATAGTGTGACCTCCTGTTCTGTTGTGATAACAGTATAACATAGTATTCTGTTTTTGTCAATAGCCTTTTTGAAATTTTGGGATATTTAAGCCACTCCCTCGGCGGCTGGGCGGCGGTGGCAATCCCCCACGGGTACACCGCCCGCACAAAACGCCGCAACGGGTGGACGGGATAGAAAACACCCACGGCGGCGCAAGAATAGCACCCACACGGGCGGCGGCTTGTGTTGGTGTACCGTGTGTATTTAGTCAAAAGTAAAAATACACAAATAACGCAACAGAAAAACCTGTTAATTTGTGCAATTTTACCCCTTGACTTAACAGAAAAACCTGTTATAATGTAAGCATAAACAGAAAAACCTGTTACCAATAAAGGAGGACAAACACCATGAAAAACAATTACAGAGACTTCACCTACACGGACGACGACGGCGTGACCGCAAGCGGCACATTTGATACAAAGCGGAATACATGGAGGGCTTGAAAATGAGAAAATACACATTTACACAAAACGGCTTTACATTTGAACGGATAGACAAGA